GTCTGGCAGGTGCGGCCGAGGTTCTGGCTGCCCGAGAACGGGCTGCGTGAAAAGTCGGAGAAGGACCGGGTTCCCTATTTTGATTGGGCGCGCAGTGGTGACCTGCTGACCACGCCGGGGCCGACGGTCGATTACGAATATGTGGCGGCGGAGATGTTCGCGATTCATGCGGACACACCGTTTCGCAAGATTGCTTTCGACCGCTGGAAGTTCTCGCACCTGAAGCCCTGGTTGCTGAAAGCGGGGTTTCATCCGGAGGAGGTCGAGGGCGACGGCGCCATCTTCGTTCCGTTCGGACAGGGGTTCGCGTCGATGTCGCCAGCGCTGGACACGCTTGAGAGTTTGCTACTGAACCGGCAGTTGGCGCACGGCGGGCACCCGGTGCTTGCGATGTGCGCGGCCAACGCCACGATACAGACCGATCCAACGGGGAACCGGAAATTGAGCAAGGCCAAGTCGCACGGGCGCATCGACGGTATGGTTGCGCTGGCGATGGCGGTGGCGGTGGCGGGGGCGCATCTGCCCAAGGAAACCGAGCGCGTTCCGGAGATCGTCTTTCTATGAGCTGGCTCACGCGCCTGTTCGGCACCAAGCCGAGCGCACCGCCGCAGAACGCCGCGTCCTCGACGGTCACCTACCCGTCGTCGGTATGGGACTATTTCTTCAGTGAAACCGGGTCGTCCACCCCTGTGCCGACGGAAAAGACCGCGTTTCAGATTTCGGCGGTCTATGCCTGCGTCAATCTGATCGCTGGCGCCATCGCGGCGCTGCCGATGCATGTCTACCGCGTTTCGCCCAACGGCGACCGCGACCGCACGACGACCGATGACATCTGGTGGCTTTTGAATGAGGAGATGTCGCCTCGGTGGAACGCGGCGAACGCTTGGGAATACCTAGGGCAATCTCTGCTGCTTCACGGCGACGCCTTCGCGCGCATCTGGCGCGGACCGAACGCCATGCCAACGGAGCTCGAGCCGATCCACCCGTCGCGGGTGACGGTGGCGCTCGACTATGTGCGCCGGCGGCTGGTCTACACCATCACGGCCGAGGACGGCACGCCATTGCCCAACGCTGTGCTTGACCAAGACGACGTCCTGCACATTCCGGGCTTTGGGTTCAACGGTTACCGGGGCATGTCGCCGCTGCGCTACGCGCTGAAGATGCCGGGCGCGGTAGCGTTGGCGGCGCAGGACTTCTCGGCCTCGTTTTTCGCCAATTCGGCGCGGCCTGACTATGTCCTGCGGACCGAGGGAAACCTTGGCCCGGAGGCGATTGAGCAGCTGCGGGACCAAGTCGAGAAGCGTCATTTGGGAGCAGGCAAGGCTTTCCGGCCCATGATACTGCAGGGCGGCCTCGACCTGAAGCCGATCACCATGCCGATCTCGGACATGGAACTGCTGGGCACCCGGCAGTTCCAGATCGAGGAAATCGCCCGAGTGTACGGCGTTCCGCCGTTCATGATCGGGCACAACGAAAAAACGACGAGCTGGGGCTCCGGCGTCGAGGCCATGGGCATCGGCTTTGTGAGGTTCACACTTCGCCAGCACCTTAACAAGTTCGAGACCGAGCTGAATCGGAAGCTTTTCCGCACGGCTGCCAAACGGGTTGAGTTCGACACGTTCGACCTTGAGCGCGCCGACATGAAATCCATGTTCGACGCTTTCCGCGTGGCGCTGGGCCGGGCGGGTGAGCCGGGATGGATGACCACGCAGGAAATCAGGTCGAGGCTCAATCTCAGGCGCACGCCGGACGGCACGCTGAATTCGGGGACCACAGATGCACAGACACCAGCCGCGCCTGCTCAACCTCCTGCAGGCTAATGCCAAGCGCGGCTCGTTTCGCGCGGAAGCAAACACGATCTATCTCTATGACGTGATCGCGGGCAGCGATGCCGAGGCCGCTTTCTTTGGGGGCGTCACGGCAACCGCGTTCATCGACGCGCTCAACGGCATGCAGGGCTCGGTCAAGGTCCGGATCAATTCGCCAGGCGGCGACGTCTTCGCGGGGTGGGCCATCTCGCAGGCGATCCGCGAGTATCAGTCGTCCAAGGGCCAGATCACGGCCATCGTGGACGGCGTCGCGGCATCGGCTGCCTCGGTGATCGCCACGGCGGCCAAGAAGACGAGGATGGCCAAGTCCTCAATGATGATGATCCACAAAGCTTGGTCGATGGCGGTGGGCAACAGCAACGACATGCTTGAGACCGCCGCACTTCTCGACAAGGTGGACGGCATCCTTGCGCAGTCCTACGCCGCCCGCGCGCTCGGCGATGCCACGGCGTTCCTCGACATGATGAACCAAGAGACCTGGTTCACGCCTGATGAGGCAATCGCGCTCCGTCTTGCGGACGGACTGGCGGATGACCGTGAGGCCGCAGCGATGAGCGCAAGCTGGGATCTGTCGGCCTATGCCAAGGCGCCGGAACCCATTGCGGCCCCTGTCGAGCCTGAGCCGGTCGTTAACGACAACACTTACGAGATTGAGCAGCGCAGGCGGTTGCATGCCGCCCGCATGCTTCAACGAACTGCCTAGCGCAGCCGCGCAAGCAGACCACGAAGGCCGTCCATCAGGGCGGCCTTTTTTGTTCAACGGGATAAGGAGAAAATCATGTCCCTTCAAAATCTCCGCGAGCAGCGCGCGGCCAAGGCGAAGTCGCTGTCGGAACTGGTCGAGAAAAAGGACTGGAACGCCGAGAAGGACCAGCCGATCTATGACCAGGCGCTGGCCGAGATCGACGACATCGACGCCAAGATCAAGCGCATTAACGAGGCCAACGAGAAGATCGCCGCCTCCTATGCCGCTGACACCGTTGTGGATGCCGCCCAGCGCGTCGCCCGCGACCAGAAGTCCGAAGGCTCGCGCCTGTTCGCCAAGTGGATCAAGGGCGGCGACCGCGCCTTGACGGCCGAGGACTGGACCTCGATCCGCGCGACGATGTCCACCACGACCAACTCGGAAGGCGGCTTCACCGTGCAGACGGACGTTGCCAACACCGTGATTGATGCCCTCAAGGCATTCGGCGGCATGCGCTCGGTCGCGACCGTGATCCGGACGGCCAGTGGCGAGAACATGCAGTTCCCGACCTCGGACGGCACGGCGGAAGTCGGTGAACTGATCGCCCAGAACGTGACGGCAACTGACCTCGACATCTCGTTCGGCGCCCGCACACTGGTAACCTACAAGTATTCGTCCAAGGTCTGCCCGGTTCCGATTGAACTGCTGCAGGACTCCCAGGTTGATATCGAAGGCTTCATCCGCCAGCGCCTCGTCACCCGCCTCGGACGCATCACCAACACGCACTTCACCACCGGCACCGGCAGCGGCCAGCCCCAGGGCGTGGTCACCGGCGCCACCGTCGGCGTGACGGCGGCCAACTCCACCTCGCAGGTGACTTCGATCACCTACGCTTCGCTGGTCGACCTTGTGCACTCCGTTGACCCGGCTTACCGCAACATGGGCAACTGCTCGTTCATGATGTCGGACACCGCCGTCCGCCAGGTGCGCAAGATCCTCGACGGACAGAGCCGTCCGATCTTTAACCCCGGCTATGAAGTCGGCGTGCCCGGCGGAGCGCCGGATCGCCTTCTCGGCTATCCGGTCGTGGTGAACCAGGACGTCCCGGTCATGGCCGCCAACGCCCGCTCGATCGTGTTCGGCGACTTCCGCGGCTACACAATCCGTGACGTCATGGACGTGACCATGTTCCGCTTCACGGACTCGCCCTACACCAAGCTCGGTCAGGTGGGCTTCCTCGCCTGGATGCGCTCGGCGGGCAACCTCCTTGACACCGGCGCTGTCCGCGCCTTCGTGAACGCTGCCACGTAAGCCTTGGCGGGGCGGTGAAAGCCGCCCCTGCCTGCTTTCCCACTCACGGAGAATCCGATGTCGAAGAAGAACGACGCAGCACCTGCGGCGCGCGCCAGCGTGCGGGTCAGGTGTTTCTATGCCGAGGCTGTGCCCGGTGACGTGGTTGAGGTGGACGCCGAAGAGGCCGCCCGCCTGATCGCCCTTGAAGTGGCTGTGGCTGTCGAGGCGGTTGCCGCTTCCGACGCAGGAGGCAAGTGACATGGCAAAAGTCGTTCCCGACACCATCCTCGACGCTGG